CAAAATGTCAGTACTTAAAGTCGGTTCTACCGGAGACTTAGTTAAAAAACTTCAAGAAAAATTAGGAGCGGGTTCAGACGGATCGTTTGGCCCTGGTACAGAGGCAAAATTAAAAGCATGGCAAACCGCAAATGGTCTTACTGCTGATGGTATTGCTGGCCCTACTACACTTGCAAAATTAGGAATTAGCGAATCAGTTGCAGCACCAGCTGTGGCAATCCCAGCTTCTGCTTTTAAATTAGCTGCGCTTAAAGGTCATATTCCTGATTCAGTTATTGCACAAATTCCAGATACAGCTGCTAAATTCAATATTACTAATAATTTACGTCTAGCTCACTTCTTATCACAATGTGGTCATGAAAGTGGCGGATTTAAAGCAGTTAGCGAAAACGTTAATTACTCAGCAGATGGTCTTAAAAAAATCTTTGGTAAATATTTCCCTGGTAACTTAAACGAATCTTATGCTCGTCAACCAGAGAAGATTGCTTCAAGAGTTTATGCAGATCGTATGGGTAATGGTAATGAAGCTTCTAAAGAAGGTTTCAAATTCCGTGGTAGAGGTTATATCCAATTAACAGGAAAATCAAATTACACTAACTTTGCTAAATTTATTGGTGAAGATACAGTTGTTAATCCAGATCTAGTTGCAACTAAATATCCTTTAGCTTCTGCAGCTTTCTTTTTTGATTCAAATAAACTTTGGTCAATTTGTGATAAAGGCGCAGATACTGCAACTGTTACAGCGGTAACCAAAAGAGTTAATGGTGGAACAATCGGTCTTGATGATCGTATTAAACACTTTAACGAATATTACAATTTATTAAAATAATTTAGAGGGATTTTAAAATGTTCACCCCTAATCATCTTCATCTTTTAGTAAGAGGCTATATTCAAAACCCTCCAAAAGATGAAACTATTTTAAATCAGTGGTTAACTGATCTTGTTAAAAAGGTAAGAATGGTAGTTGTTGCTGGTCCATCTTCAATTTATGTAGATGAACCTGGAAATGAAGGTATTACTGGTACAGTTACCTTAGCTACATCACATGCAGCAATTCACGTTTGGGATAAACCCAATCCAGCGTTTTTTCAATTTGATATTTACTCATGTTCTGAATTTTCAGCGGACGAAGTTTTAGACCACATTGACGAATTTGGCTTAGTATCATGTGAATACATGTATATTGACAGAAATGATGGACTAAAGGTAGTTCATGAAGGAAAAAGATAAAATCATAATGGCAGAACCTAAAACACCAATTGGCGGATTTACCGATACGTTCTTTTCTAAACTTAAAGAGCAATCTTTTACAATAGTACTTATGGTAGGAATTATCTGGTATCAGGGTAAAATGATGGAAGAGCGGGTTGCTTATTGGCAAAAGCTATATGAAGAACAAAAAGCCTATATCCAGCAAACGGATAAGGAGGATAAACAAATTCTGTTAGATAGAATTGAGTATCTTCAACAACAAAGAGATAAGTATGTTGAAGCTGCAGTTAGCGAATTACAAACAAAATAAAAAACAAAATAAATTATGTCAACAGAAACAAACTCAAATTTTGAGAACAACAATTCAGCCGAAGTACATTCAGATGGAACTTCAGGCGGTGCATCAATTGATACTACAACAACTGCATCTGCAGGAGTATCAACAGGAGATGAAAATGCCTCGATAGGTATTGAAGTATCTGTTAAAACTGGAACTGAAGCATCAGTTGAAGGTGGATTAGATGGAAATAACGTTTACGTAGAAGCAAATTATTCAGATACAACTGAAGCTCATATCACAGTAGAAGGTCAAGCCAATGCTGAAGGATTTGGTGCTAGTGGTACAGTAGATGCCTATGTTAAAACCGGAAACGAAGCTAGCCTTGAAGTAAGAGCAGGTGATGAAGGTGTAGTAGCAAATGGAAGCGTATCAGCAGGAACATCAGTAGGAGTAGATGGAGAAGGAACAGTTGATTTAAGAGAAGGCTCAGTTACAGCTGGTGCAGGAGTATCGGTTGGAGAACAAGTTGGAATCGGTGGAGGTGGCGAAGCTACTTATGTAGATGGAGTTGCAACAATCGGAGTTAGCGGTGAAGTAGCAGTTTTAGTTGGTCTTGATGTTGACTTAAGTGTAAGTATTGATACAAATCAAATAGCAGAAGACGCTGCACTAGTAGCAGCCGAATCGCAAAAGGCAGCAGAAGAAGCTCATAGACAAGCTGAGATCGCAGCAGCTGAAGCACAAAGAGCAGCAGCAGTTGCAGCAGCTGAGGCACAAAGAGCAGCAGAAGAAGCTGATCGTATTGCAAAGGCCGCAGCTGAAGAAGCTAGAAAAGTAGCTGAAGATGCTAAGCGTATTGCCGATGAGCAAGCAGCAGCCGCAGCTAGAGAATTAGAAAGACAAGCCGCTGAAACTAAGAGATTAGCAGATGAAGCAGCTAGAGCAACTGCAGCAGAGGCACAACGAGTAGCAGAAGAAACTAAACGTGCAGCTGAACAAGCAGCAAGAGAAGCAGAAGATTTAGCAAATAGAGCAGCTAACGAATTGAAAAAAGCTGCAAAGAAAGCTGATCCAAGAAATTGGTTCTAATCAAAAAATTTTTTAAATAATTATGTCATATACAAGAGAACAAATAGAAGCCGCTGTTAAAGCAAAAGGCTATGCGTGGTTTGAAGGTGCAAAAGATTTTGATGTTAATATCGTAGGCGTTAGAAATTCTGCAACTGGCCAGAAGGTTACAAACGCTTTCGATGATCAGCTTACTGTATCATATAAAGAAGGTGGTGCTTGGAAATTTCACCAATGGCCATGTACAACAGATCCTGGTAAAAAGGGAGTTATGGAATACCATAATGCAGCGGGAGTTGCACGACTAGTTGAAGGTCAATATAGAGGTTCACATACCCTAGGTTTACACCAAGGTAAATATGAAGCTCTTAAACAAGCAAAACCAGTTAAAGTATATCGTGATGCTGATAAAGACATGGAATACGATGAAAACAAAATCCAAGAAGGAATTTTTGGAATTAATATTCATAAAGCTGGTGCAGATTCAACTTATGTTGAAAACTGGTCAGAAGGTTGTCAAGTATTTAAAAAAGCTGCAGACTTTGAGTCTTTTATGGTAATTTGCCGTAAGGCCGCTGCAGTTCATGGTAAATCATTTACCTATACACTAATTGAGTCTAAGGACTTAGTATAATAGGATTCCTTTGGAACCTAGAGCTCCAACTCAGAAAAAGCTGCTATTACTGGCAGCTTTTTTTATGAATAAACTTTAGTAATTGACTATAGTAAAATATCTTAAACCTATTAATATGGAAAATCAAGAAAATCTAGAGCCAATTGGCGAACTTAAATTAGTACAACCAGAATATCTTTTTACAATCAATGATGCTGGCGAAAAATTAATTGAAATTGATAAAACTGGTAATATTACCTATATGAAAGACGAAGAGGCTCTTAATGAAGCAAGCCGAGTTTTTTGGAATAGTCTTCAAGGAAATTTTCTAGTAATTCAAACCCATCTACTTGATGAAAATCCAAATGATATGGAATTAGGTAAGTTAGTTAGACAGCTATACAATCAGAAAACTTCAGAAACAAAATGGATGTAATTGATATTGGACTTAAAGTATTTGACAGACTAGTCGATAAGTATGGAGAAGATCCTGAAAGTCGGCTTTTATTTTTAGCTGGTTGTATGACTGGATATAAATGGTTTGTTATTAATTCAGATAAGACTGTATTAGTTTCAGATAGCGGTATTTCAGCAAGCTGGGAAGATGAAGTATTTACTCAAATTAATGCTGATCTACGGGCGGATCTACGTAAAATAGAAGAAGCCGCTGCCAAGAAAGTTACAGATGAAATAGCAAGTGGTCAAAATAAGTTTAAAGATGGCGATACTTATGAATTTTGGAGTGACACCTCAAATAATATAAACATTAATTTAAAATTTTAAATATGAGCTACGTAATTGTAAAAATGATAAAATCCAATGAAAACTCTTCGCATCTTCCAGTTATATTATTGGACAGCACTAGTGAAGTAATGGAATTTGAAACTGAGCAAGCAGCAGAGGAAATGAGAAGAAGATTTCAGGTAAACTCTGATTCAGGGTACTCTTATCAAATTAAAAAAATAGGATCTAATGCAGACTAAAGTTTTTTTAATCGATATAGATGGAACAATCTGCGAAGATATTAAAAACGAAGAGTCTCATTTATACTCAACGGCTAAGGTTTATCCAGATTCGTTAGCAATTATTAATCAATGGTATGGTGAAGGTCATATTATTACATTTTTTACTGCTCGTGAAGGCAAGGACCGGGAAGTTACTGAAAATTGGTTAAAGACTAATGGTTTTAATTATCATGGATTAGTAATGGATAAGCCAAGAATCAAGGACGACCAAGAATATGTTTGGATTGACAATAGAAAGGTTAGAGCAGTAACCTATCTTGGAACCTGGTCAGAATTAACAGAAGTTGACGCTAAAATTAAAGTATTTAAATAATATGAACAAGCTAGATACACAATACACGGATTTGCTTAAGACAATCCTAACACATGGAGCTGAAAAGAGCGACCGAACTGGTACTGGAACCTTAAGTATTTTTGGTTACACAGTTCGACACAATATGAAAGATGGGTTTCCTCTCTTAACGACCAAGAAAATGGCATGGAAAACCATGGTTACTGAGTTAATTTGGTTCCTACGAGGAGATACTAATATTAAGTACCTGGTTGACAATAATTGCAACATCTGGAACGGTGATGCTTACCAAGCCTATATTAAAAGATATAATAAAGGTGAATATGTTGGTAAAACCAAATTATTAGAGAATTCTAAGAAAAATAGAACATTAACTGAACCATTTACAATGGAAGAATTCATTGACAAAATCAAAACCGATGATGAGTTTGCTAAGAAATGGGGTGAGTTAGGTCCAATCTATGGTAAGCAATGGAGAAAATGGGTTAGAAAAACTACACGAGACGAAAAGATTGTTGAACCTGGAGTATATGAAACAAGTATAGACCAAATCGCAAACCTAATCAACGAACTTAAAACAAATCCAGACTCAAGACGATTAATGGTTAATGCTTGGAATGTAGGTGAATTAGACCAAATGGTTCTTCCACCTTGTCATTATGGATTTCAAGTTTACACAAAGGAATTAACTATTGCGGAAAGAATTAAATGGGTAATGGAGAACACTGATGTTGAGTTAGAGAATCTTGCTATTACAGAAAGAGCTTTTCATGAATCAACTCCACAAAGATCAATCTCTTTAATGTGGAATCAACGTTCAGTTGATACGTTCTTAGGTTTACCTTTTAATATTGCCTCATATGGATTGCTATTGGAGATTATTGCAAAGATGGTTAACATGGTGCCTGATCAATTAGTAGGAAGTCTTGGTGATACACATCTCTACTTAAATCACCTAAACGCAGCAAACGAGCAAATTGGATATCAATATAGTCTAGACGAAAGACGCAAGATGGTTACCCAAGAAATGTTTAATGAAATCTATAATGGAGGAGATCCTAGTACCCTATCGCATTCAGAAATCGACCAGTGGGGTATTCCAAGAGTTAAAGATCGTGAGGCCTTCTATCTACCTAAATTAGAAATAAATTCAGGAAATGAAAATTGGCACTTACTAGAATTGGATGAAATTATTAATACGTTTGACCCGGATATTACATTTAAAGTAAAAGGATATAAATCTCACCCATCAATTAAAGCACCCTTAAGTAATTAAAGATTAACTTTCGAGTTAAATAATCTTGAATGCATATATTAATATCACCAGGCGAATTTGAACCAGAATTTAGGGACAGCTGGAAAGCGGGAGTAATCACTCAGCCGTCGATCGATTATGCAACAAATGCAATTCATGTTTGGTTTGAGGGTAAGGACTGTATCTTATTTAAGTTTAAGGATTATGGCTGGATCCATGATAATAGATTTAATACATATAATATCTCAGCAGGTCAAGCTGGCATCCTAATTGAAATAGTTAAATCAGGGGAATAAATATTCCTATGAAACGTATATTTTATATTTTGCTATTTTTGTTACCGGCGGTAGCATCAGCACAGACCCAAATTAAATTTGCTACTACTGATACAGTTAGACTAAAGCATACAAACTACACAGCAGTTTTTTCAAAATCGCTAAAGTACCCTGTTATTATAGAATGGTGGACAACTAAAGCAATGGTAACTTGCCCTACTCCACTTAAGAGAAAGGATGTATTTAAACCAGATCCGCTTCTTCCAAATGAAACTAATATTGCAGCAGATTTTGTTGGATCAGGAACTGACCGGGGTCATATGATGCCAGCTGCAGATAATCTTTGCCAAAGTCAAGCTGTACAGGACGAATGTTTCTATTTTTCAAATATGGCAGCACAATACCATTCGCTAAACGCTGGAGACTGGAAATCGCTAGAGACCTATACTCGTCAAACTGCAGCTGTTGCAGATTCAGTTAAAGTATGGTGCGGCAATATTGGAGTTGCAAAAACTATTGGTAAAGGCACAGCTGTTCCTACACATTGCTGGAAAGTTATCTACATTAAATCTAAAAAAGAATGGCATGCTTACCTATTTGCAAACACCACTGACAAATCAGATGGTATGCAGAATAATGAAGTTACTGTAGCCCGAATCGAAAAAATCACCGGATTTAAGTTCAAAGTTAAGTAAATTAAGTATAATATCCTAAATACTTATTATTATGGATATTAACTTTGCAGATAGTTTTTCAAAAAGCTTAAAGAGATTAATGTGGCACGAAAGTCGTGTCTATAAATTTTATGATTTTTTCAGGAGAGACATTGGTCGTTTTGTAAAAAATGTTTGGCGTTTTAGAAAGGCCTTAGCTAATCATTATTGGTGGGATCATCATGGAACCCTAATGTTTTTGGAAACTGGTTTGACTCATATGTCTGATAACTTAGCCGTTAAAGGAATGGAAGTCGAAGAGCCAAGAATGAAAAAGGTAGCAGCTATGCGTAGAGCAATTGAAATCATTAAGAATTATAATGAGAGCAATTATATTGAGATGGCTGAAGCTGAACTTGGCCCAATTTATCACCATGATTGGGAATTTGAACCAGTTCCAGATAAACCTGGTTTTAGTCGATTAGTCGATAACGAAGTGCCAGCCGAAAAGAAGCACAATCGTAAAGTATTCGATCGATCTCGTGAAATTGAAGAGCAAGAGTGGAAAGAATTATTTACAATTCTACACGGCCAAAATCACAAAGAATTTAAAAAGATTGTAAAAAATGCAACCGAAGAAGAAAAGAACGGTCAGGATCTTTGGAATAACTGGTTTAATGGTACTGGCTTAAAAGGCTGGTGGGACTAAAATTTAGTATAATATTATTATGGAACAGAAACCCAACTTTAAAGTATTTGTTAGAGAATATTGTAAAACACACGGCATTCTCTTATCGCAAGTTATCTTAGATAGAAAGCTTGCCGAATCAATTCACAAAATTTATAAAAAAACATATGGAATCAAAGTTAAAGAAATTGCCTAGTGGCGATATTACCGAGTTTGCAAAGGAAACTGCTCAAGCAATGATGCAGGCAATGGGTCAAGCTAAATTAATGGGATTTTTAAAAACGGATGATGATATGCTAGATTTGTTAGCAGTCGGAATCGAAGAATCCTTTAGTCAGCTAATTGAAAAAATGGAGGAACCAGAGGAGGGTACTGGCTCTAAAATTATCCTATAGTGCGACAGAAACCTGCTCTCGATTTGGTCTTTAAAAAGACACCAAAAAGTTTTTCGGTAAAACCTGCTCATCAAGAAGATGAGGTTAAGTTTAGCTATGAATCTTACGAGATTCTTAGTGAAGTTGCCTTTGACAAATTAATAAATCCACAAGCTATTATTAAAACCCCAAGTTTTATAAAAAAAATGATTCGTAAACTTTCATTTAAATTTAAAAGATATTTGGTTAGCCAGAGACTAAAAAAATTATATAGCTCACGACCTGGCATTGCCATCGATGATCGAGCTGCATTAGCAATTAAAGCGCTTGAAGTTTCGCTTAAAGACCCTAAGAATACTCTATTAATTGCACCAACTAGTGGTGCTCGCTATGTGCAAACTCCAAACGCGCAAGTCTTTATTATTCTTAAATATCAAACGATTATTCTATCTAATCACCAATATTATTATGAAATTGCAGTTTCGACTGGAGTATCTGATTATTTAAATAATAGATTTGACCGAATGATTGAAAGTCGCCGTCGTCAAATGGAGAGAAACCTTTTAGAAAATTCCAAGTCAACACTAGAACAAGCTGTTGCTAGTTTGGAAAGTAAGATGCTTAAAAATACAAATAGAACTAAATAATATATGACAAAAGGAAACGCACGAACACCAGTCCTAGATAATTTCGGAAAGGACCTTACTCAACTTGCACTAGAAGGAAAAATGGACCCAGTAATTGGTCGTCTTTCTGAAGTTAAACGCTGTAGTCAAATTTTATCTAGACGCAAGAAAAATAACCCTATCTTAATAGGGGAACCTGGTGTTGGTAAAACTGCAATCGTTGAAGGTATTGCAAAAATGATTGTTGACAAAACTTGTCCTAGAATTTTGTTTGACAAAAGAATTGTTTCTCTTGAAATTAGTTCTCTTGTTGCTGGAACCAAATATCGTGGCCAGTTTGAAGAACGAATGGAGTCTATTATTAATGAGGTAAGTGCCAATCCAAATATTATCTTATTCATTGATGAGATCCATACAATGGTTGGAGCCGGTTCAGCAAGCGGTTCACTAGATGCAGCAAATATCCTAAAGCCTGCACTCTCACGTGGAGAAATTCAGTGTATTGGCGCAACTACGTTAGATGAATATAGAGAATCTATTGAAAAGGATGGAGCACTAAATCGTAGATTTCAACAGGTAATGGTTGAACCATCTACTCCAGAACAAACTCGGCAAATACTTGAAAATATTAAAGAATATTACGAAAGTCACCACTCTGTTACATATAGCTCAAAGGCACTGGATGCATGTGTAAAACTTGCAGATCGATACTTAACTGAAAGATTTTTTCCAGACAAGGCAATTGACCTATTAGACGAAGCTGGCGCAAATGTACATATCGATGGCATAGTTGTTCCACAAATAATAAGAGAATTAGAAGATGCTCTTGGAGAAATCTCAAAAAATAAAAGAACTGCCGTAGAGTCACAAAAATATGAAGCCGCTGCAAAATTAAGAGATGCTGAACGCGATCAACTTGCTAAAATTGATGAAGCTAAAGTTGAGTGGGAAAAAACACTAAAAGACAATCGACTTGAAGTAGACGATCGTAAAATTGCTGAAGTTGTTGCAACAATGACTGGCATTCCAGTATCAAAACTTACACAAACTGATCTTGAGAAAATTGCTTTGCTTGAATCAGACCTGGGTAAAAGAGTTATTGGTCAAGAAGAGGCTATTAAGAAACTGGCTAGAGCAATTAAGAGAAGTAGAGCAAATATTGCCTCCAGGAAAAAACCAATTGGAACATTTATGTTTTTAGGACCAACTGGTGTTGGTAAAACCGAATTAGCTAAAGCCCTAGCACATGAAATGTTTGATTCTGAAGAAAATATGATCAGGGTCGATATGAATGAATATGGAGAGAAATTTACGGCTTCTAAAATGATGGGAGCGCCTCCAGGATACGTTGGATACGAAGATGGCGGCCAATTAACTGAAAAAGTTCGCAGAAAGCCATATTCGGTAGTCTTATTAGATGAAATTGAAAAAGCTCATCCAGATATCTTTAATAGTTTACTTCAAATTCTTGACGAAGGCTATGCAGTTGATGGAAGAGGCCGAAAAATCAATTTTAGAAACACTGTTATTATTATGACGTCTAATGTTGGAGTAAGGGATCTGCAAGATCGCGGAGTCGGCATTGGATTTGCAACAGCAAACAATATTGAAAAGGAAAGGGCACTTGCAAAGAGTGTTTTAGACAAAGCTCTTAAAAATAAGTTCCAACCGGAATTCTTAAACCGAGTAGACGATATTATTATCTTTGATTCACTAGAAAAAGCGGAAATTCGTCAAATTTTAGAGATTGAACTTAAAAATTTGCTTGAAAGATCACTTGAAAACGGTTATACATTTGAATTAGACCAATTAGCTAAGGACTTTATTATTGAACACGGTTATGATGAGAAATACGGAGCCAGGCCAATTAAAAGAATGGTTCAAAACCACGTTGAGGACCTCTTAGCTGAACTTTGGATTGATGGAAAGCTTAAAGACAATGGCCATGTTAATATTACGACATCGGCAGATAGCACAGGTCTAGCTGAGTCAAGTATAGAGGACCGCCATAGATAAATAATCATGAAATAATTAGTTAAAATGGGAAAATTTTCTAACAAAGACTTACCTTCTTTTTTAAAGAAGCCAAATTACTACTCAGAGGACGAACAGTTTGATAATGAAGCTGGCCGTAATCCAGAAGTAACCGAAGATTGCGAAACATGTGGACAAGAACCACAAATCGCAGAAAACAAAGTATTAAGATTTGCAGATTTCTTAAATGAAAAGAAACAGCTTAACGCGGGTTTACAGGCATATCTAGATAAGAAAGCTGGTAAAAAGCCAGCCGGTAAAAAGGCTGCACCTGGTAAATCAGGCAAACCTGATTTTTTAGATTTAGATAAGGACGGAGATAAAAAGGAGTCTATGAAGAAAGCGGCAGCCGACGCTAAATCTGGTGCCCCTAAAAAGAAAGCTGTTGCTATTAAAGAAGGCGCAATGTCTGAAATTGATCTACTTGCTCAAGAATCTAAAACTTTTAGAAGTTTTGTTAGAGCATTCAAAAAAGAATATTCTAACCTAGATGCAGGTGATAATAAAGAACTTGAATCATGGTTAAAAACTATTTATGATGGCGCTAAGTCACGTACAAATGAATCATGGGATCCTAGAGATGCGTACGAGTATGGAGTATCTTCAGACTGTTGCGGAGCTGCTGTTATGATGGGAGATATTTGCTCTGATTGCGGAGAACACTGTGATACGTATAGTGATGATGAGGAAGCTGACGAAATTCCAAACGAATTAGGTCACAATTCAAATAACTTTGAATATGGAATCGGAAAGGACCGTGTAACACTTCCCAATGGAAGAATAATGAATAACCCAGGAAATTCTGAGTATATGGCAGAAGGCCTAGGTCATACTTGCCATGATGGTAGTAAATCAATGTTATCTGAAGCTGCACATCACCTAATTGAATCAATATGCGAATCTACTTGTTCAGATGCTTCAATGTATGAAGATGATGAAGACCCTGAACATAAGTTCGATGGTTATGTTAATGAAGCCTGTGCATATATGGAAAAATGTATGTATGAAATGGTAGATGACGGTATTACGGTTAATGAATATGCAAATTACGAGTCGGCTTGTTATGAATCTACTTGCGAATCAATTTATGAGGTTTGCGAAAAACTTTGTAATGAAGCTCTAGAAATACATAACGACGATTCTGCGATAGAATATAATGATTACGTTAAAGAGGCACTTGGTTGTTATAGAAATGGTTTAATGGAATCTGCTGTGTACGAATCTGTATCTCCAGAGGTAATGACTAAAGTTACACAATGGTTGGCTAACGCAGATAATCAACAAAGATCATTGACTATGTCTCCAGACCAGCAAGCAAGCGAAATTGGAGTAACTATGGAAGAATACAAAGAAGCAGTCGAGTCAATACAGACTGAATTATAAGGATCTTACCATTTGGAAGAAACTGTTCAAATAACGCAAGGCCTCGAAGCTTTGCGTTTTTTGCTTTTATTGAGCCAGGATTAGTATATTTACATTGATATACTGGCTAAATAAATAATAAAAAATAATGGCCAGTGCAAACAGTAAACGAAATGGCATTTTCTAGAGACAATTCAATTATCGTATTTGATTTGGATGACACGCTAGTTGTTACCAATGCAAAGATCCTTGTTAAGGATGCCTTGACTGGCGAGAAATTTGATCTTACTCCACAGGAGTTTAACGATTATGAAAAGGAACCTCATCATGAGGTTAACTATACCCAATTCAATGATGCTAATATTTTAAAGGCTGGAAGATTAGTTGAATGGGTACTTAACATATTACGTTCTGCATACGAATCCGGGACTGCTGTCGGGATTATTACAGCTAGAGATAATAAGAAACTAGTCAGAGAATTTCTATTATCCCACGGTATAGATATTCACCCCAACCTAATTTATGCAGTAAGTGATCCAGAATTTGGATTCGACGGCACTATTGCAGAAAAGAAAAAAGAAGCCTTTCGTAAACTAATGGCAAAAGGCTTTACTCATTTTACTTTTTATGATGATGATCGCAAAAACCTAGCACTTGCAAAGAGTCTAGAGACTGAGTTTGCAGAAATTACAATGAAGACCAGAAAAATTGGTCGTACTCAAGTTCCAAAATTAAATATTAAAACCGTCGGAATATTTAGTGGTAAATTTAAACCACCACATGCCGGTCACTATGATGCAATTGCAAAAATTGCAGAAGAAAACGACGAGGTACATGTGTTTATTTCCAAGACAGAAATGGCTGGAATTAGCGGCAAATCTGCAATGGATGTATTAGATTACTATTTAGAAGACTTTGATAATGTTGAATTGCACCTATCAAACGTTACTCCAGTCAGAAGTGGATATGAATTTGTTGAAGCTCTTGGCCAAACACAATATGCACCAAATACGGTAGTTAATCTTTATGCTACAGATGAGGATATGCCCAGATGGGCTGCTATGGAAAAATGGCAAGGCTCAATTTCTAAAATTAATAGAATAGAAACTGAACGCCCTGAATTTGGAGGAAACTCTGGTGCAGACGGAGATGAAGATGGCGTATCTGGCACTCTAATGAGAGAGTTTTGGTTAGCACAAGACTTTGATAGCTTTTCACAGGGGATCCCTGAAGGAAAGGACCCTAAAAAGGTATGGATGATATTAGGTGGAAAGATTGAAGAGGACCTGCTAACACCAGAGTTATTCAGAGACCGCACGAAAAGCAATCCAGATATGGATGACCTGCAACCGGAAAGAAATCCACAACGAGTTTCCGGAACTATTCGCGTACCATCTCAATGGGGTTCATATAAAGCAAGTCGTCAAGAACTTGGAGCAAATCCTGGTTCTGGCACAACCCGTATAAAAACTTTTTCGGACTATATTTCCGATAAATAACAAAAAGAACTACAATAAAATGATTAAGTCATTTCAAAACTACTTTGGTCTAAATGAAGATGCTTCAGCAGACCTAGTTGCGTTAAACCAACAAGAAGCAACTGCTATGCAAAAGGTACTAGATTCTCAAAAAGAACTTGATGCAATTAAATTAAAAATTGCTGATGCTACTGCTGCAAAAACCGAAGAGGATAAAAAGAAAGCAGAAGCTGCTAAAATGGCTGCTGCACAGGCACCAACTGCCTAATTAAAATAACGCAAACTGCGTGACTAGACAAGAATTAATATCAGATATTATTGATGAAGTAACTTTTTCAGGAGCCCTTCCCTATCAACTTCCAACCAAAGAAGTAGAAAGGGTTATAAAGAATGCTGAGGTTTTCTTCTATGATAATTGGCAATATGCTCTAGATAAAGCGTATTTGCAAATTCCAATTGATGTGTTTAGTGCTGCTCAATTTAAAGCAAGCCGTACTATTACTTTACCAGATTGCGTACAATTTGTTCACAAAGCAGTTGAGCCGACTGGAGCTTCAGTATTTTCAACAGTGGATAGAGACTTTGGCGAAAACAAATTTATTGGAGCCGAAACTTTCTTAACACCGTTTGTTGGAGAATCTTTAATGTATAGAACAGTAATGTTTTCATTCCTGGATTTAACTAAAGCCTTTCTGTTAGATACAATTGCATATGATTATAACAAAAACACTAAACAAATAACTGTTCTTGGCAGAACCCCTAAGAGAGGCGCTGTGCTAGAAGTTGCTAAGAAAATTGATCCATCTAATCTATATGAAGATGAAATGTTTCAACGCTATTGCAGAGCAAAGTCTAAACAGAGACTTGGGGAAATGATTACTACATTTGACTATGTACTACCTGGAGATGTTAAAATAAATTACACCAACCTAGTAACAAAGGCTGATACTGAAATGGCAGCTGTTTTGGAAGCAATTAAAGGCGAAAACTCTGCCGGTTGGATGTATACAATGAGATTCTAATATGATTACTGATATTTACTTAAAACACGAAAACGATCCAGGATACGAAGAACTTTCATTTATTGAAAGGGAAGAATTACAGGTGTTATTGGCTCAAATTAAAATGACGCTATTAACTCCAACTAAAACTGTACTCGGTGGGTCCGATTATGGAGTAGATGAAGAGTCGTTCTTATTTGATTTTTCAGACTCAGTAGATTTAGCTGGATTAGAAATCGGCGTACGCTACCAATTAAAACAATATTGTTCACTATTAAAGAATAGAAACTTTGAAGTTAAGGCTTATCTTGTACCAGACGGAATAGATCAATTTAAAGATTCTATACACCTATTATTAACAATTGATGGTAAGGCTAGATTTGTTATTGCATACAAATAACGGACTCGATATAAAAAGAAAAAGCCGCAAATTGCGGCTTTTTTTATGAAAAATTGTTAGTTATTATAGAGCTCCAGGCGCGCCTAATTCAGATGCAGTTTCTTTGCCAGCTGCGGCTTCAGCGCCAGCTCCACCTTCCGGTGCAGTACCTGCTTCAGGAGCAGCTCCAGGTGCGGCTGCTTCTCCAGCTTCGCCTTCTCCAGTTGGAGTTTGATTCATATAGTCTCTATTCTTTTGAAGATCTTCATCACTCATACGTAAATACTCTTTAACCAAGTATTCAGTAGAGAAGTATGGTTTGCCTTCATCATCAACAACTCCTTTAAGAGCGTTAATTGTTGCAAGACGTTTATTAAGTAAGTCCTGTTGTTTAATTTCTTCAAAGACGTTATCATCATGCCAGTTAATACCAACTGCATTTTTAAAACGATAATCATCTTTTAAGTCTTTAAAATCAAGACACATTTGTAAATATAGAGGCTTAGTTAAAAGTTCCTTAAATGCAGAGCGCAAACGCGTTACAAATTTATTATAACGAATCTCTTCTCGACGAATACCTTCAGCATTCATTGTATATTGACCTGAGCCATTTGCTGAATCCCATCGTGAATAAGGGATTTTTGAATCCATCTTTAACTTTTCTTTAAAGTAGTTAAGAAGTTCAGAGCCAGACATATTAGGACCTGCGTATTCTAGTGGTGCAATTTCAATTGACTGGTTTTGGTCATTAACTGGTAAAATATAATTCTTGTAGAATAGTAGATTTGGACGACCGTCTACCTGAATTTCACCAGTATTAGTATCAAAGAAAATATCTTCTTTTAATTGGTTTGCAAATTCACGAACATCTTCTTTTGCTTTGTTTAGTGACTTACTTCCAATTGGAACTTTAGTTGTTAAACGAATCGGAGCGTTCATTGTATGCCAAATAACTTTAGAGTGTTCAATAACACGCATTAAGTTAAATGATCTAACCATTCTTTCAACAAACGAGATACGTTTTGTTCTAAAGTGGTTTGAATATGATAGGTATAAAACCTGAGAATCAGTAAGTGTTCTTACTTTAGATTCGCCAGGAACTTTTTGTGCCCATTCTAAAAAGATCTTTCCAGCTGCATCCTTTTTAATTTGTGGATATAGTGTAGAAGGGTCAATCTCCTTAAATCCAATAATTTCTCTTGGATTTTGTAAGTCATCATAGAGAATTTCAAATGCTAAGTGACCTTCAATTAACCATTGAAAGAAATACTGCCATGCTGAAATTCCTTCGTTGAAACCCCATGCATTGTAGATTTTTTCAAAGTTTTCATTGTATTTGTCAATAACTTTCTCTTGATATTTAAGACGCTGCTCTTTGTTTTTACCTTTGTAGAGCATTTCGCCAACTAGGTCATTTGGATAAGCAAATCTGTTATCTTCATCAAATACAATAACGTCGTCTGTAATAGACTCAATTACAAATTCAATTTCACCATTTGATGCAAGGTCTCTAAGTCTTTCGCGTTTTGTTGCATAATCCAATTGGAAAAATGCAATAGCTTTAGTTCTAAGAGCAGATGTTGTATCTGAGATTGCCATAGTTGCTCTTGCTAAAGAGTCAGTCTGACCTCCTGGTAAAACACTGCCTCGAGCTTGCATTAATTGACTTTCAATAAAACCTATCGATTGTGAGTTCTTAATTAAAAGATCCTCGTACTTCATACCAACTCGGCTTAAATCTGATAGTCTTGATTTAAGTCCTCCTAAGCCGATATTGTCTAGAAATCCTGCCATAATTATGCGTTAAATTGTGATATTACTGATTCCATGCTTATTGATCTTGTCTGAATGCCGTCAAAAATATTAGTTTGAGCAATTCTGGGTACCAGGTGAAAGGGTATAAGCTTTGGATTGGTAATAGCTTCTTTTTGATATTTATTTACTGCGTAACGCACGTTAAATTTTCCGCCGCTCGCGTTTTGAAAAAGATCCACCATTGCAAATGGATTTGAATTAAATCCCATAAGTGGGGCATATTCAGGAAGTTGATATAACTTTCGGGTATCATTGATGAATTGTCCTTTATCATCATATGATTTACGTATGATACTATTAAGAGTCTGCCAGAGTATATTCAGGATAACTTGGGTAGCCCCTAATGGCATTATTTTAAGATTTAATATGGTAACAGACTCTGCGTCATTTGCTAAACAGATGCCGATTGGTCTCTGGTCATAATAAGGTCGCTTAATTGAATAGTTAGTCATTGCCTTTGCATCAAGATATTGATCAGCCGTTGGGATTTGTTGATCGTCAACTGGTAAGGCAAAGAAAGTATAGATATGAGCTGGAATAAAAACTGAGTCTGGTAATGGCGAAAGTTCGCTAAAGAAAGGATCCTCTAGTTTTTCACCTTTACTTCTAAAATCGTCTATTTGGGAACTAAATGTTGTTTTTATCATCTTTATATTCTACAAACTTTTAAACAAGAAGTTTTCGGTAATAATTCCAAACTTAATTCCTTTTTGTGCAGCATAGTCTCTGGCTGCTTCAAATTTTGCCTGATTTGTAATAAACTGCTTTGCTGCATAGACATAACTTGCAGTTTGCTTATCTGTCATGCGTTTAGGTTTAGTTGGTGGCGAAACATATTTGTTTGGCTTAACTTCAATTAACCAATTTTCTTCGTTACCGGTTGGCCCAGCTAATTTAACAAAAAAATCAATATAGTAAATATGACCGCGCTTGTCCATTGGATTATAGTATGGAATACCAAATGGTTCAGACGAATACTTAAGAACTGACGGGCTTGAATCTAACCATTTTAGAAATTTATATTCCCAACTGGATCGATAGATAATTTGACCCGGATCGCCCATATAACGATCTGGCTGTTGAGGTCTAAAATACCCCTGTTTAACAGATCCGCCGATTCTAGGTTTAAGAAATGTTTTTATATTCTTTTTTTGATTGGGATCTTTCATATTAATATTTATAGGTAGACTATATCATATACTGAATTACTAAAGTGCTTACCTATTAAGTCTTGAAATTGAGAAATTGTAAATGATGGATCCTGTTTATTTAGGAAAAGAAATAGGTCATTAATATCTTTAATTTTTGAAAGCTTAATAATTTGAGTTGGAAACTTTTTCTTTAATTCATCCATTAAACTATTCCATAAAAATACAGAATATCCATCTTTAATAAAAGCTAGCATTGAATCTTTACCGGCTTTGTCTCGGTCAAATATAATTTTAATATCGACTGCACCCATTGCTTTTAAGATAGATTTAGCTTTGGAAACACCAGATGTTGCTAAACCGTTCTTTAAAAACATTGAGTCAATTTGACCTTCTGCAACCATTAGCGGCTGCGTAAAATCAACATTTAGGATATTAAAATAGTTATTAAGATAATTGGCATCATCAATAATTTCTGGAGTATCTCCATTTGTAAAGATTTTAGAAACCTCATTATAGGATTTAATCAGGTATTTTCTATCGGTAAATGGGTCTAAACTTCTAGTTGCAAGGCCTAGAATTTTACCAGAACGGTGATCAAAGTTAAAAATATAAACTTTATTATCCATTGCATCAGCATACATAATATCGCCAAAGTTTTTAACTTTAGTTAAGCCTCTAGATTGAGCAAAGCTATATGCAGCAGAATTTTCTGAAATTTGGTCTAATCTCTTTAGCGAAAAACGGTTAATTACATCACTAATTGAAATCATACCTTTTCTGTTAGATGTTAAGAATCTAACAGAAAAGGTATGATTTCAATTAGTGATGTAATT